CTAAACTCACCCCAGCGCCAACTGTGATAATTATCAGTACCGTCAGTAAATGTGAACCATATCTGTTCTTGATGTTTTAATACATCTTCCCATATACATTCAGTTTGGTCATCGCTCCAAACCATACACGAACCATTTGTGTATGCACCGTGTGCTAGTTTAAAGTTTCTACTTTTCATTGGACGAGGATCTTGCCACCAACTTCTAAGTTTTGTTGGCCTGTCTAGGTCATGTGTGATGATAGGACCCATGTCATTTTGTATGATAACATCTAAGTCTAAGAAAACGAAACGCCCCGTAGGCTTATCGTCAGCAAAGTTATGAGTATTAAAGATAAAAGTTTTAGGACGATCCCAGCAGCGAGCCATTCCATACTTGAAGCTATCAGAACCAAACCAATACTTAGGATGAATATTAGGAACATCAGGGAAGTCAATAACTTTAATCCCTGGATCCAAGCCATCAGGAAGATCCGTGTAACAGTAAAAATGAAAGTCAAATATGCTATCATCAGTGTTACGTTTAGCCATTGAATATAATTTATTGACATAATGTGGTCCATACTTTGTCCCCCATTTACAGCATATGTAGTTTACTCGCATTTCCATAACCTCAACAATTCTTTGTCTTTCAATCCCTCAAGTTTGACCTGTTTTTTTGCTCCTGGGTCAGGGGTGTTGTCTACATTGAACAAACAAATTTTAGCATCGGGCCTATATACTTTTTGACGCAAATCATTTGGATACGTCATACCCCTGTTATAATTATATACCCAATCATAAGGAATGTTCTTCCAAAAATCACGCTGTCTCCAATAGTGATAATTATCGGACCCCTTGTAAAATGTTGTGAACACCATTTCTTCTTCCATTAAAACATCATAATATATGTGTTTAGTTTGCTCATCATTCCAACACATCATACTAGAATTATAAAAAGTGCCTCGCATTTCAAAAAATAATCTTTCATGTTTTTGTTTTCCGGGTTGCCATTGAACATGAATGATTCTTGGTTTATTAGCAAGTTCATCTATATCATCTATGTTATTCTGTATTATAACATCGAGGTCAAAGTAACACCACTTGCCCTCATATCCTAACCATTCTTTTGAATTGAATACCAGAAACTTTGCTCTGTCCCAGCAGTAGCCTTCTTTACCAAACCAATACTTAGGGTGTAATAAGCCATCATCAGGTATAGGATGAGTATTACATTTAAGTCCTTCGGTTTCATCTGTATAACAGGTAAAGGTAAAAGGTTTCGTATAGTTCTTTTCAACCATACGATACAAATTGTTTACATAATCTGGGGTGTACTTACTGCCCCATTTTATACATACGAAGTTCATCATAATAATCTTGTTTTATGTTTGTAAATCTATCTTGACCATTCAATAAAGCTATTGTACAATTTGGTTTTAACTTGGATTTTTTTTCTGATGTAGGCAATCCTTCTCCCCACATATATGAATATATTTCACCTTTTGGCCAATGTTCAAATGTAAAATTTTCATGGTACAGAAACCTGTCATCTCCTGCATATTTTACCATATAATAATCTTGTTCTTTTTTCCAATAATCATATATGTAACGAGCATCTTTCCATAACATTACGCTTGAGTTAAAATTACTCAGATAATTATAAGACCAACGACTATCAACATGATAGGGAAAGTCTATTGGTTTCCAATAAGTATAACAAATCATAGGGTGTTTGTCAAGATAAGAAAACATATGGTCAAGGTTATTTTGTATCTTAACATCCAAATCAAGATACATTGTTGTGCCGAAATCGTGCTGAAAAAGTTTGACTTTTTCCCAGTGGCCTTCAGGTTCACCGTCAATAGGAATTGTATAAATATCGGAATGTAATCCTTCAGGATTATCGGTCACACAAACATAATTATATTTTCCTTCGGTGTCAGTATATATTTGATTCACATCATCAGATGTATATTTGTCACCATATTTTAAGGTCAAAATAGTTTTCATCACAAGTCCAAAATGTTATAAATAAGTACATACATTAATACTTATAAGATATTTATATGGCTACAGTAAACAACATAGTAATAGATCAGGGAACAACCTTTTCTTTTTCTTTTGAGTTGACTAATCCTGACGGGTCTGAAAAAGACCTGACTACATACACTGTTAATTCACAACTAAGAAAAAGTTATTATACCTCTACATCTACAGCGTTTACAACAGATAAGATCAATTTGACAGGTGAAATTACTATAAGTTTGACAGCAGCAGAAACTTCAAACTTGAAAGCGGGTAGGTATGTTTATGATGTTGAAATTGATGATGGTGTAGAAACCATAAGAGTGTTAGAGGGTATTGTAACTGTAACACCAGAGGTAACACGATAATGGCTGTTAAAGTAACTGTAAACAACTCTAGTAGAAGAACGGTAGGTGTAACTCTTCCTAATTCAAAGGTTACTACTGCTACTAAACTTAATGGACTTTCTGATGTAAACATGACAGATGTGCAGGATGGTTATACTTTTACATATAATGCATCTACAGGATATTGGGAGGCAACTCCTGTATCAGGTCTAGCAATAGATTCGACAAATGTAACGAATTTAGATGGTGGAACGTTTTAAATTTTTTAAATAATTACACGGTAATTACATTATAATTACAAAAAATAACACTTAGCTTACAAGAGGAGAAATCAATGGCTACAGTTATTCAAATCAAAAGAGCATCAGGGGCTACTGCACCGACTACATCGGATCTTGCAGAAGGAGAACTGGCTCTTGCAATGGACACCAGCAATGATGGCGCTGGTTCCAAACTATATATTGAAACAACTCATAGTGGCGGTGCAGCTATTGTACCGGTTGGTGGTAAATACTACACCGATGCCATTGACGCGGCTACTGATTCAAACACTAACAGCGCTATTGTAAAACGTGATGGATCTGGCAACTTCAGTGCAGGCACTATTACTGCTGACCTTACTGGTAACGTAACAGGTGACGTAACTGGTGACGTAACTGGTAACGCAGACACTGCTACTGATGCAGATGGTTTGTCAAGCGCTGTAACTGTCGCACTCAGTGGCGATGCTACTGGTTCAGCTACGTTCCAGGACGCTGGCGATACTGCAACTATTTCAACTACACTTGCTAACTCAGGTGTTACAGCTGGTACTTACGGTTCTGGTTCAGCAATTCCTTCAATCACTGTTGACGCAAAAGGTCGTGTTACAGCGGTTACAACTACTGCAACTAGCTCAGTTTTATCAATTGCAGGTGATAGTGGTACTGATGATCTTACAGTTGGTACCGATACTTTCACTTTCACTGGTGGCACTGGTGTAGATTCCACTGTTTCTAACAATGAAGTAACATTCGCAATTGGTCAGTCAGTCGGTACAGGCGACGATGTAACATTTAACAACATTTCTGCAGGCGGTGACATAACTGTAACTGGTAACTTGACTGTTAACGGTACAACTACTACTGTAGCTACTACTAACACTGTTGTTTCTGACACTCTATTAGAACTAGGTAATAACACTACATCAGCAGCTAACGATTCAGGTCTTGTTATTGAACGTGGTAGCACAGGCGACAACGCTTTCATGGGTTGGGATGAGTCAGAAGACAAGTTCACCATGGGTACTACTACTGCTACAGGCGCATCTACAGGTGACCTTACAATCACTGTTGGTACTTTGGTTGCTAACATTGAAGGTGACGTAACTGGTGACTTGACTGGTGACGTAACTGGTTCAATTACTGGTGGTACTGTTTCAGGTTTGACAGCAGCGATTGCTGTTGCAGACGGTGGTACTGGTGCAGGCACTTTCACTAGCAACGGTATTGTTTACGGTAACGGAACTGGCGCACTTCAGGCTACTGCTGCAGGTACTGATGGTTATATCCTGTACTCAAACAGCGGTACTCCTGATTGGACTAACACATTAGACGGCGGTTCTTACTAATTTAATTTTTTAATATTTGAGGCTTGAGCATGGATCAAAATAATGAAGCAATGGTGAATGAATACATTAATGTATTGTTGAAGAAGGTTAACGATACGTCTTTAGAGCTTGTGATGGCTCAGACAAAAGCCAATTTGGCTAATAAAGAGAAAGAGCAAGCACTAAAGACTATCGAAACTTTACGTAAAGATTTAGAGGATAGTAAGGCTGAAGTTTTAAGAGAGAGAGAAAAGCCACCTGAAATTAAAGAGGTGGTTGTTGAAAAAGAAGTTAATATGGACACTGCTCTTAAAAAAGAAGTCGATTTTTTGAAAAAAGAACTAACTCAAGCTGAACAAAAATTACAAAAATTAAAAAGTTCAAAAAAGGAGATAGCAAATGGCGGTGGTACTCAAACCGAAGAGATCGGAAACAGCTAGTTCAGTACCGACTACAAGTGATCTTGCAGTTGGTGAAATAGCTGTCAATACAGCCGATCAAAAGCTGTATGTTCGAGATTCTAGTAACAATATCAAAGCGATAGGCGGCGGCCTTGCAGTTAATGATGGTTCTACTTCTGCTGATGTTGAAACAATATCTTTTTTAGATACTACGTTTGGAGATTTTACAGTAGATACAACCTCATCACCGGGCACAGCTATAGTTAGATGCACCCAAACAGCGGATTTGGATTACGGATCTATTACTGATACCGTATACGCATACAACGCTGTAGACTACGGGAGTATCTAACAATGGCAGCTAGAGTAAAATTTAGACGCGGTACTACGACCGAGCACGCTTCTTTCACAGGAGCGGCAGGCGAGATTACCGTAAACACAAGTAAAAATACAGCAGTCGTACACGATGGATCCACACAAGGTGGTTTTGAGCTGTGTAGGTCGGACTTAGATAACCTGAGTTCATCGGCAGTCATACCAGGGTCTCAAGTTGATACGCTTGACGGTGGAACTTATTAGGAGATAAACAATGCCAACAGTATTACAACTTAGACGCGGTACTACAGCTCAACACTCCTCGTTCACAGGAGCTGAGGGCGAAGTAACGGTCAACACAAGCAAGGACACCCTGGTAGTCCATGACGGTTCAACTCAGGGTGGTTTTGAAATTGCACTAGCAGATTTGTCAAACACTACAGCTACTACATATGCAGACTTTAGTGTTACTGATGCAGGCGGTGACGGATCACTGACCTATAACAACTCTACGGGTGCGTTCACATACACAGGTCCAAGTGCAGCAGAAGTCCAGGCCCATATTACAGCAGGAACAGGTGTTACTGTTTCTAGTGGTGCTGTTAGTATTGGTCAGGCAATAGGTACAAGTGATAGCCCTACTTTTGCAGGCTTAACACTTACTGGTAACCAAACAATCACAGGTAACATTCTACCAAGTGCAGATGTAACCTATTCACTTGGTTCTTCTTCATATCAGTGGGCAGACATTTATGTTGGTCCTGGTTCACTGTATGTAAACGGACAACAGGTGGTATCTGATAACTCAGGTACAATTACAATTTCTGCTGATGCTAACCAAGACGTAGCTGTCCAGACTAGTGGTTCAGGTGATATTTCTCTTGATCCTACAGGTTCTGGTATTGTTCAGGTTAAATCTACATTCCAAATTGAAGATGGTAATAACATTACTAACTCAGCAGGTAATCCTGTATCATTTGGTAGTGGACTAAAAGCAGACAGCGTAACAGCTAACTCAGCTGATACTAGTTTAACACTTTCAGGTAATGGTACTGGCACTGTAGCAATTGCTGATAACACAGCAATCACAGGCACACTGTCTACTACCGGTGATGCAGACATTGGCGGTGACTTAACAATCACTGGTAATCTGCAGGTTGATGGTACTACAACTACTATTAACTCTACTGCATTATCAGTAGATGATCTTAATATCACAGTAGCTTCAGGTGCAGCAAACGCAGCAGCAGCTAACGGTGCAGGTATTACGGTCGATGGTGCTAGTGCCACGATGACATATGTTTCTTCAGGCGACAATTGGTCATTCAACAAACCCGTAAAAGTAACAGGTGACGTTACAGTTACAGGTGCTGTTGTTCCTTCAGCCAACGTAACATATGATTTAGGTTCTTCAAGTTTACGATGGCGTGACTTGTATTTGTCAGGTACTACACTTGACCTAGGTGGACAGACAATCTCAGTAAGTGGTGATGCTTTTGAAATGTCCGAATTGTCAGTTACTTCTACACTTACCCTTGATAGTGTTGGTCTTACAGCAGTACAGACAAGTGCAGAATCATTTGCTGATAATGATACAAGTGTTATGACTTCAGCAGCAGCCAATGATAGATTTAGAATCGACATTTACGATTCTACAGGAACCCTGTTAAACTAAGTTATAGGAGTTAATCATGGCGGTTATTATAAAACCGAAAAGAAGTGAAACTGCTTCATCTACCCCAACAACAAGTGATCTTGCTGTTGGGGAGATTGCTGTAAACACAGCGGATAAAGTAGTCTATACCAAAACATCGGCCGGCAATATTCTTCAAATTGCAAACTATGCACTGTCGGACCCCTCCTTAATA